AAGACAAGAATGTGTGACTGGTACAACACGCCTACAGGATGGAAAAGTGTAATTATGTTAATGACTAGCGCTTGACGTATAACCCAGAGTTAAGCGCGTTGCCGAAGGCAATCCGCTTGAACGACTTGTTAGCCGACCGGCTGGCAGGAAACCAGAAAGAGGAAAGTAAAGATGCAACCACACCAGCAGCGAGTAGTAGACGAAAAAACCGCGCTTGATGAAAAGGCAACTGCCTTGAGTAATTTCATTGGCACAAGCCCTATCTTTGAAACGCTTGACCCTGCCGAACAAGAACGACTGAAAGAGCAGAACGATATTATGTGGCAGTACTCCGAGATTCTCGGCAAGCGCATTGCTGCATTTTGATACTATGCCGCTGCTTACATAGGGCGGCTAACCAGAGTATTCAGCGGGAAGCGTAGCGCGTCCGCTGGAATAAGTTGTTATGCGTCACGACTACTGTATGAATTATCAGTGAAAATAATTGCACCAAGCTATTGCGTTACCGGTAACACGTGATATTATGTATCCATGCACTGAGGGAATAAGCCCAATGGCAGACGAGGACGGGATTATGGTCAGTCAAGTATTTAGTGAAACCGGTAAGAGGGAAGACTTAAAAGGGGCAAAAGTAACACATTGGACAAGTGAAAACATGAAGTTCTGTGCGTTTGTAAAAGGTGTTTTCCGCGAAAGTATTGAACTGGCTGCAAAAGACACAATGTCCAGTAGCTTTGAAAATTACGACGGCGGTGAGAATGAGTATTACGATGCGACCGAATTGGTTGAAAATGGAGCGGTGAGCGTAACAATGTATGGCTTACACTATCTCGACGGTAAATACTACTGGACAGGCGACACTAAGGTTGTGCGGATGACATTGGTTATATCGGTGGAATGTTGATATGTCTAGTGTGTTTGTGGCTGCACCTGTGCAGACCGCTAAGTCAGCCGCAGAACGGCAGGCCGCGCTGAAAAAGCGCAGGGCAGATTTAGGGTTGGTGCGGGTGGAGCTGTACGCGACACCAGAAAACGCGGAAAAAATCCGCAAATACGCAGCGCGGCTGAAGTGACGCATAACACTAACTTCAACGAACAAGGCCGCAGTTTTCAGACAATAGCGAACTAGGGCGCATTAACAGGAGTGATAAATACATATTTACGTCACCACGCACCGCGCCTACTCTTACCACACACCACCACGAGGAACTAACCATGAACCCACAAATAATTACACGCGCCCAGCTCGACCAGGTAGTTATTGACTGGCGTGCTGCACGCGCCGAGCGCCTTGAACTGCAGAAGATGGTAGCTAAAGTCGAGGAGCTTGAACAACAACTCAAGCAACTGATCATAGATACCATAGTCGAGCAGAAGTTCGAGGGCGCAGTTATCAACGGGCGCGTTACCTGCGTCACTGAGAAGGTTATCCCCACGTGCGAGGATCGCGCAGCTTTGGAGGGGTATATCTTCGAGCACAAGGCACTGGACTTGTTGCAATTCAAACTGTCATCCAAGGCAGTAGAGCTGCGACAAGCCGACGGCATCGTGATACCGGGTATCGGTAGCATGGTTAAATACGAACTATCTGATAAGAAGGTGTAATTATGCGAGTACTATTATTACTACTGTTGTCAATGCCGGTTTATGCCTACGAGCAGATCGACTTCAAGTGCTATAATGATTGCTTGCAGGGCGGGCATCTGCCCGGGTACTGCAAAAAACAATGTTCATTCTGAGAGGTGAGTTATGAGTAAAGAGATCGCGAACTACAACGAACAACTGGCTGCACTGGCTAAACGTGCCGTGGAGACGGAGCGCCCACAAGGTAGCACCATCGGGCTTAAAGCCGGGCAACTGACGTACCAAGGCTCCCCAGTACCGGGTAACAAGCTGGACTGTATTATCATCGCCAGCACACACGCCAACCTGTACTACGAGGACAGGTACGACCCTGATAACCTGACAAATCCCATCTGCTACGCCTACGCAGAGGCTGAGGGTGATCTGCGCCCACACCCTGAGTCCAGCAAGCCGCAGCATGAAACCTGTAAAGGTTGCCCACAGAACGAGTTTGGTTCTGCACCTAATGGTAAGGGTAAGGCGTGTAAAAACTCACGGCACCTGGTACTGATCCCCGCCAACACAGCGGCTGATGAGGTACCTACCGCAGAGATGGCAGTTATGAAGCTGCCTGTGACCAGCGTCAAGAACTACGCGCAGTACGTGCAGAAGTGTAGCACACTCTATAACCGACCCCCGCTGGGCGTTATCACTACAGTTACCACCACCCCGGACGCTAAGTCACAGTTCAAAGTACTGTTCCAGTCTGGTGAGCTGGTGGATGGTGGCATGATCGGTCCACTGTTGGGCAAGATCGAGTCTGCTACGCAATTACTGGAGCGTGTATACGACGCACCACAGGAAGCCCCACCTGCTGCTGAGGGTAAAAAGAAGTTCTAGGAGGCCACATGGCTAAGAAGAAAAAAGGCGGCGGTAAAGGCTGCTAGGCAACATAGCCCGGTGCGATTGTGATGGGTCTACACCGGGCACCCACCACGCGAGAGAGATGAGATTATGAAGGAATGTATTTTATGGGGTGGAGCTATGTGCTCTGGGAGGTATGGGCAATTAAGCTGTTCCACACGGTATTCCAGGTGGGGCACTAGACTTGCGCATAGGGACGCGCTTTCGGAGCATTTAGGGCGTAGGCTGCCTCCTTCGGAGTACGTCTGCCACCACTGTGATACTCCAGCATGTGTAAATATAGCCCACCTATATCTAGGTAGCGCAAAGACGAACGCCGCGGATAGGGTATCACGTGGTCGAGGTGTAGATCAGAAAGCAAACCCACCCAACTTAAATAGAAAGTTTTCAGAGTGCACAAAAGCCAAACACCGAGAGAAGATGCGTAGACAATACGCGGAGGGTTGGGTACACCCAATGCTAGGCAAGAAACACTCCGCAGAGAGTAGGGCAAAAATATCAGCATCACTATCCCGTAGAGGTGTAACTAATGCTTCTGACAATTGACATAGAGTCCGAGGCTATTGAGCAATTCAAACCATGCCTCCCAAAACCTGTCGGCATAGCACTACGTTGGGAAACCGGCGAATCCGAGTATCTTAGTTTTGGGCACCCGACGGGTAATAATTCAAGCTGGGAGGAGGCACAAGAGCTTCTGCAGCATATCTGGCATCGCGAGATGCTGACACATAACGGGCTGACCTTCGACATCCCCGTGCTACAGCACTGGTTTGAGTTACCCCCACGCCCTCCGCTCCTGACACATGACACGCTGCCCCTGGCGTTCCTGCATGCCCCGCACGCGGTCAGCCTGTCGTTGAAGGATCTTGCGTTCTCATTGTGTGGAATGCCGCCCACGGAGCAGCGCGATTTACAAGATTGGATACTGGCTAACACAGCCTGTAAGTCACGTAAAAAAGCAGGCGCGTACATTGCAGCCGCACCTGCCGAGCTCGTTGCCCCCTACGCCATTGGTGACGTAGACCGTACTTACGCGGTGTGGATGAGATTACAGGACGTACTGCAGACCATGCGGGAGCCGTATGACCGTGAGCGGCACCTTGCCCCTATTCTGGTCGGTATGCGGAATCAGGGTGTGCGAATTGATGTAGAAAAACTACAAGCTGACGCGGTGGATGCTACACAGGCATTAGAGATACTGGATACCGAGGTTAGACGTGTACTCAGCACCCCCGGGTTGAACTTAGATAGTAATGATGACTTAGTCGCAGCTCTTATAGCTAGTGGTATTACTGGATTTTCGCATACTACAACGGGGAAACTGAGTGCCGGGAAAGACAGTTTACACGCCGCACTTGCGGGGGATGTATACCTACAGAAGCTGCTAAGTAAGCGCAGCAAGTTAGCAACGATCCTGCGTACATTTATGCTTCCGTGGCTAGAACAATCTGCAGAGACTGGTCGGCTGTACCCTGCGTATAACTCGGTTAGGAATCCAGATGGTTTTGGAACCCGTACTGGCAGACTTAGCTCTAGTGAGCCAAATATGCAAAATGTGAGTGGTGATTTGAATGAACGCTGAGATGGCTGCACGTGCCAGGTGTCCGAGAGTTAGAGATTCTGGGGGTCGCTATGCTTGATCTTGACACTATTAAATTACCACAGATGCGCCAGTACGTACTTCCCGAGGAGGGGCATGAGTGGGTGACGGGGGACTTCAAGTCTCAGGAGCCAAGACTGGCTGCACACTTCGAGGATGGCGCGTTGCTGGAGGCGTTCCGTAAAAACCCTGAGCTGGATCAGTACCTCTGGATTGCAGACCTTGCAGGTGTTACTCGCAAGCAGGCAAAGACGATATTCCTGGGACTGTTATACAGCATGGGGGTTATTAAACTCGCTGCGCAGCTCCACGTGTCTGAGGGTGAGGCGAACCTGCTACGTGAGAAAATCAGGGCTGCGTTACCGGGTATTATGCGCCTTAACCAGGAGGTAATTACCCGCTTCAAGAAAGGACAACATATCCGCACGCTGGGGGGTAGGTATTACAAGTGTGAGCCGCCCAAGGACGGCAGGAGCTTCGAGTACAAAGCACTGAATGTCCTGATACAAGGTAGCGCAGCGGATCAGGCTAAGGAGGCACTGATTTACGTGCAGCACCGGCTGCGGCGTGGTGAGCGTATTGTAGGCACCGTGCATGACGAGATTAGTATTAGCTGCCCACCCGAGCGCGTAGAGGCTATTAAAAAGTTGCTACAGGACGCTGCACTGGCACTACCCTGCGACGCGCCTATGTTGATGGATTGTGATAGTGGAGCTAACTGGGGAGATGCTAAATGACCAGACCATGTAAACCAAGGCCCATAGAGGCTAAAGTACAAGCAGACGTTGCTGAGTTTTTGGCGCGTGGTGGCGAGATCGACCACCGTGAGCATGGGGATAGTGGGTTGCACGACGCTACATTTATCCCACATACACTAAACGCCAAGCAGCGGTATAATTACAGATTCAGCAACAAGGTGCGCGCCGATGTACACACTACCCATATCATATAGTGGTAAAAAGCTATTCAAACAATGCCCCAAGCGGTGGTACCACACCTACATACTGGGTGAGCGTGAGCCGTCGGGCCCCGCAGCACTGCGCGGTACGATGCTGCACGACAAGCTGGAGCAGTTTTTTATCCGCGGCACTGGGTACCCTGACGACAACACACTACGCCCTTGGCGCAGGGTTATGGAGGCGCTGACACTCTATAACCCCACCCCCGAGGCTGCGATGGCGGTGGATAAGGACTGGAACCCCGTGGATTTTGACTCTCCCGACGCATTTTACAGGGGCAGGGCAGACTTGTCGTTTGTCAGGGATGGGGAGCTACACATTTTCGACTGGAAAACAGGCCGTAAGTACGCAGATCATCCAGACCAAGGACTTAGTTACGTGGCAATGTCGCCCGAGTACCCTCGCACGCACACGGCATTCTTCTACCTGGACTCTCCGCTGGATGTTGTTGAGCACCAGTACTCACCCACTGAGCGCGAGGATCATATCGCGGAGTTGATACAGGAGATAACCACCATACGCGAGGCTACTGAGCACCCACCTACTGCGGGGGAGGGGTGTAAGTGGTGCGCACTATCATGGAGACGAGGGGGTAGTTGCCATGCCGCGCCTTGAGACCAGCATAGAGCGTGCCGTTAAGGTGAAAGTGCTCGACTGGGCGAAAGAGCGAGACATTGGGGTGTTATTCCTCAAGTTATCCATCATCGGGATGGCTGGATTCCCCGACAGGTTAATTCTGTGGGAGGGTGGGCATGTACTTTTCGTAGAGTTCAAGCAGGCTAAAAAGAAGCCCCGCCCATTACAACATTATATTTTCTCGATCCTTACGGGGTTGGGGTTTGAGGTGCAAGTACATGACGACGTTACCCGCGCAGTTTCCGGAATTACAGGCTCGATTGCGGGAACTACTGCATTACGACCCTGATACTGGGGTGTTCACATGGATTGGTTGTGGGACAGGGCATCGGGTTGGGTACCGTGCGGAGTGTAAGTACCCCAGCGGATACCGCTTTATTGACGTAGATTGTAGTAGGTATAGAGAACACCATCTTGCGTTCTTATATATGACAGGATGTAAGCCTGATTACACCACGCAAGTAGACCACATAAATAGGGTTAAAGATGATAACCGCTGGCAGAATCTTAGACTTACTACCGCACGTGAAAATAGTAGGAACCTCCCACCGAGAGCTCGAAATACTACAGGTGTTTGTGGGGTTGTCTACAAACCAGGTGCTGCGCACATAAAGGCCCCGTGGCAGGGGCGTATAAAGCTCGACACAGGGGTTGAGAAGACTAAGACATTTTCAACATTATTGGATGCTATAGCTTGGAGGTACCACATGGAGAGAGCACTTAACTACCACCCTACACATGGGAGACCGCATGACTAGCTGGAGTCGCACACGCCCTGTATTTGTACCTAGATCCCCACAGGCACGTGGTATAAACATGATTTTGAAAGGAGAGGGTGCCCGGATGTTTTTACATCCGGGCACGTAGGCAGGTAAGACCGCCACAGTACTTAAAGCATTCTGCCTGTTAAAAGAATCGGGGCACGTGGACAAGCTGGTGGTATTCGCACCACTGCGCGTTATCACTACAAGCTGGCCTGCTCAACTGGATTACTGGGAGGATTTTGCCCACCTACGGTATACTGTCGTGCATGGAAACCGGCGAGACAGGATGCTGGAAGACAGGGACGTTTATCTTGTCAACTACGAGGGGTTGTTATCCAAGGAGTGGTCTGGTGCATTCCTCGACAAGTTCCTCAGCACAGGGCGCTTCATGCTGGCATGTGATGAGTCGACTAAACTGAAAAACTCGGCAAGTAGGCGCTTCAAAAACCTGAAAAAGATACTCCCCAAGTTCTGGCCCCGTGTGATTATGACCGGCACACCCAAGCCAAATAACCTGGAGGACCTATTCGCTCAGTGCTATGTGACTGACTGCGGCAAGGACTTGGGGCAGTACGTCACCGCATACCGCCAACAGTATATGATGCGACACCCAAGCGGGTTCGGATACACCCCTCAGCACGGTGCGTTTGAGCGCGTGGCAGCACGGATAGCCCCCACCACACTGCAACTGGAGTATGAGGAGGCTGTACCTAGCCAGATTATCCCCGTCTGGGTGCCCATGCCCAAGGAGGTTAAACCCTTCTACGATGAATTACGTAAGGAGATGTTGTCCACGTTGGGGGATAGTATTGTCATGGCTACTAACGCAGGGGTGTTATTTAACAAACTGCGACAGGTGTGCCAGGGTGCGCTGTATGTGGAGGGTGAGGAGTACCATGTACTGCACAACGCCAAGCTCGATGCGCTGGAGAATATCATCGAGGAGCTTGATGGTGAGCCTGTTTTGGTCATGTACCAGTTCAAACACGACCTTGTACGAATACGTGAGCGACTTGGTGATGTGCCCCATATCGGCAGTGGTGTCAGTGCTGCGCAGGGCGCGGCGTGGTGTCGCCAGTTTTCTGCCGGTGAGATCCCCGTTCTGCTGGGGCACCCGCAAAGTATCGCGCATGGGGTGGACGGGCTGCAGCAGGCGTGTAATAACATCATCTGGTTTGGGCTGGATCAGAGCTGGGATAACACCTACCAGGGTAATCTGCGCGTGGTCCGGTCTGGCAGTAAGGCAGAGCAGGTTTTTATTTACCAGATCCTGCTGGAGTGTGCTACGGAGCGTAGCGTGTTGCGCAACGTGAGTGGTAAGCAGAATAGTGAGGCTGAGTTTTGCGCAATTCTGCGCGAGGAGTTGATAGATGAATAACTGCCCAGCATGTAGTCGTGGGGATCTTCTACAGGTGTATAACGCAGAGCTGGCTATAACACGCGGTTGGTACTGCCCAGTGTGTCGGTATTTTGACGCTGCGATTGGTCGGGAGCGTAAATTAGGTATATGTACGGATACCCCAGCACCTATCAATGGGGGTACTGTGGAGTCGTACCAAAAATCACAGGAGAAACACCATGAAGAAATGTCCTAATTGCCACTACAAGTTCCACTTGGCTTGCGCACTGTTCAAGTGCCCTTGCTGCAAAACCACACTCGTCTCTGGGAGATAAGTCATGAAAAAAGTAATGTTCTGGGTTGGATTCGCACTGCCACTTCTGCACTTGGCAGCTTACGAGGTCGTCACATACAACGAGGCTACTTCGAGCATCGTCACCGTGGTCGGCGTGCTACTGATCGGGTTTAGTCGTGAGTGGAGCCTGATAACACTACTCGCTATTATCTGCGCACTCATGCCGACACTGGGTGGACTCTATATCCCAATGTCGTTGGAGTTGGCAGTGCATGGGATAGCCAGATACTACTTCATATCAGTGGCTATCCTTGCTACCTTTACTGGGATTGCTCACCACTACCTGACTTCATCGCGATAAACTGCTGCAGTGATACTTGGCTGGGGTCAATTTCCCCGGCCTCTATTGCATCCATGTAGCGCTGTCTCCAGCTCAAGAGCGTATCCTGTGTAGGATCCTCATTCATATTTGCAGTTACGAGCTGTCTGATTTGTTCTCTGTTATCCATGTCTTCACCTTATGCTATTGTTAAATCATCGAGGTATTCTGCCACACGCCATGTGACAGTACCAGTGGTAGAAACGGTTGGCCCCACCCATACTTCAAATGTCGTCGTGGCACTCATCGGTACCTCTAACGTCGCCGAGCCACCGTCAATAAAATCATAGCTTGTTGTCCCACTTGGAATAGTAGGGTTTAGATTATATGTTGAGTAATATATCGTAGAGCCTGCTGCTGGCGCTAGCATCTGCACAACCGCCCTGCAATTGGGCGGGCAAGCTGCGGCTGCATTGCATACTATCGTTTGCATACCTGTACTTGTCGTTGCAGTCTCAAGGGCGGTATCTCGCCAGCCGCCCGCCGTAGCATCCCCGATCAAATTAAACCCGCCGTTGATATTCGCGCTGATCCGCAAGTACCCGATCCGTCGGTAGGTGCGATAACCTGCGGCGTAGGGCGCAGTACCGGCACCAATAAGGTTGGCTGCCGTAGGGCTAGAATCTATACCAAAATCCATTGTGCCATCAGGTTTCATAATAGCAAATAACCTAGCCCAGCTACCCGCATTTAATACCGCCCCCGCAGCACGCGAACCTTTAGGTGTGCCGGTCGTCCCCGCACCTTCCTCCCACACTCCTGCGTACTTATAATAGGTTACAGTGGTTGTCCCCACTGTGCGATTATCTATAGCAGTCGCGAATCCTGGGGCAATCGAGCAACCATACCCACCAAGCGGGGCGCTGGCGTTTGTTTTATATTGTAGCCCCTGCAATAAGCCCGGTGTTGCAGCGGCCAGCGATACCCATGATATGCCATCCCAATACTCCTCGGCAGATATGGTTGAGTTAAACCGTATATCCCCCGGTGCTGGAGAAACTGGACGCTGTGCAGTTGTGCCATCAGGAACCGTTAAAGCGCCACGAGTACCAAGCCCGAATGAGCCTGTTTTCAGCACACGGTCGGCTGTCTCATCAGTAGGCGTTGTCTGGATATTATAGGTGTAGCTGGTGCCGGGTACCTGCCCATTTTTTAGCAGTTTTCCAGTTGTTCCATCGTACAGCGCAACCGCGCCGTCTGTGGCAGTAGCTGGCCCAACCACGTTACCTACAGATACCCCACCGATAGTTGAGCCTGCGGTAAAATCCCAGCACCCGGTGTTTATATCAACAGTCGTAGTGGCAATTAGCGTGCCGGTTGTCTTGTCGTAAGACCGGAAAAGTGTGGTGTTGGAGGTATCATCCACCAGCATCCCGAACCAGTTAAACCCGTTCTTTTTAACCAGTACACCAGCCTGCCCACCGTCAGCGTTCATGTTCTCAATCAACTGTGGACTACCACCTGTTATGGTGGCGTTGTTGATGAGTGAGGGTGATGTGCCGGTTATCACAGGTACCCACGTGTTCTGATACCGTCCGTAAGTGTTGGCGTTGTTTGGTGCGTCAGCCAGTGACTGCGCAGACCCAAACAGGTACTGCGTGCTGGAGGGTGAGACGAATCCGAACGTGTCCGGTGTGGTCAATGTTACCGTAGTACCCACAATAATCTCGGAGATAAGCACCGCACCTGCCAGAAGCGCAGGGAGTTGGTACTTGCTGCGCTCCAGATCAAGCTGGCTGCTGGCATTCGCCACTGCGTTAGCGACGTTCGCAGTTGAACCTGCGATGTTAGTGAACGCTGTCTGCCCCAGCACAAGATAATAACGCCCAGCCAGCCAGTACAGGCGGTGTACTACCGCAGAGTTAGCTGGGATAGCCACGTTAGCAGCACTACTAGCACCTGGGTTATAGAACGCAGGTACTGTGGTCGTAGCGGTTTGTGCGGTGTTAGCACCACCTACAGCCACGTAGACAGGGTTGAAAGTTACTGGTGAGGCAGATGCTGCCAGTGTGTAGTAGTTGGGGTTATCTACGTTATTAGCGTTCAACCCCGCCTGAAAAACTACGCCCTGGCTCACTGCGATTGTGGTCGCGCTGACCGCAGTCACCTTACCACCACTCACAAGTCGATTACCCAGCAAGTAGTTGGTATCGCGCATCAGATACCCGTCGTCACCGAGGATCGCTGGGCGGTTACTCAGCCCTGTAGCCAGACCACCTGTATGCTCAACAGTGCAGAGGTAGATATTGTCGCGCAGTATCTCAGGCGCGACTTGCGTAGGAACCTGTAAAACAGTGCCAGCGCTGGTCATCAGCAGCGCCGTAGACCATGCAGTGGTCAAGTACTGCAGCGCGACAACCTGCTCGTCCCATGATACCTGCGTCACAGAGCCTGCCGTGGGGGTTCCCGGTGCAATGATCAAGCCACTACCAGCAGGCACTCTGATCCCAGCACCACCCGGCTCAATAGAGCACTGTGGGAATACGCCGTTAGTTGGGCGTGACCATCCAGTAATAGACTCCTGCGCCGACTCACTCGCAAGCTCGGAGGATGTTTGTGAGATCAGTATAAACTTGATACCGTCGTAGTACGCGATGTAGTAGTTACCCGCTACAAGGTCATTCTCGGCAAGCTCGTTCTCATCTGATCCTACTACAGACCGCGCCCCACGCCCTGAGATATTGAGTGTTACGAGGCCTGTATTGTTACCTGGCTGGAACCATCCGACTATCATACCTGCCACATAGGAGGTTGGATTCCCGGTGGACCAGCCTGCCATAGTGCCGACAATATCATTCACCGCGCTGGAGGTGAGGTTGACACGTGTCGCACGACCATCCTGCAGCATCCCCAGCGACAGGTATTGGTTACGGAGCGCAGGATCTGCGACATTTGTATGATTAAACCCGTTCATCGGGAGGTTGTTGACAGGCTGCGTCTGCCCATCAGCAGCGATACTGCCTGTTAGTGCGGCTGCAATGTTGGACATGGTGGTATTCGCCCACTCAGACTCGATAATTGTGCCGGATACTACTGGGTTACCTTCGGGCAGGACGTAAGTGCCGTTACCATCTCTTGACATTTTAATATCCTTCTTGTGGCGCTAACATTGGCGCAGAGTATACATTCGATCCGCGCAGCGCGGCAGCCAGTGGAACACGATATTTTGGTTTTTCAGCGGCCTTAACCCCCAGCGCAGCAAGCGGAAGTCCGAAGTTAAGTGCTGGGCCAATACCCGCCATGTGCCCCAGTGCATAGAGTCCTGTTTGTACGCCAGACATTTTGGCAAAACCACCGGCCTCTTTCTGGAACTTAGGCACTGGCTCCAGTACTGGCGGGTGAACCATCTCCGGCGCACCTACAGGGTTCGGCTCGATTTTAAGCAGTTTTTGAACCTCCTCTACCTGCGGCATATCGCGTAGGGCTTTCACCAGCCGCACGCGCACCGGGTCGTCGGATGGAAGTCCTGACAACTTCTTGCGGACGGCATTGAGGTCTATACCACCACCGGGCTTCATATCCACCTCGCGGATATTCGAGCCTATGCGGTACTGCCTACGTAGTAAGTCAATTTCAGCCTTGTGCTCCTCGGGCACTGCAGCGGACAGTGTGTCATCCATCGCAGTCAGAGCGGCATCGTACCCGTCACGCTCAAGTCCTGACTTGCCACGTGCAGCCTTACTGACCTCGGAGCGGATTTTCTTGTATACAGTGCCCGACACCGTGCCCGTCACATCCGCAGAGTCAGCGAGGCGCGTAGCAATACCCTCCAGCTTCTTAGCGTCTTCTGGGGATAGCCCAGGTACTTTACTGGCTTTCGTCACAGCCTCGTACATCTGGTTGGAGTCGAGTCTGAGTGGGTCAATAAGTGCACCATACTTAGCGCCGAGATCCTGGTGGAACTTCTGCATCTCAAGTTCGTCCTTGGGGGCACGTTCCCAGCCAGCAGCTTTTGCCAGTGCATCCTGCTCGTCAGCTACCTTAGTCTCACGTACTGCGTTGGCCTTGGCTACCCGCGCACGCTCTGCCGCCGTCGCACTTGCGTTGGCCTCCTCTGCCGCCATTTTAGCATCTTGCATCGCAACCTTATGCGTCTGCACTGCATTTTGAGCCTCCTTTTTATAGGCCTCTTTCTTGGCAGCGTTCTCGGTGATGATCTTCTCGGCTTCTATGTCGTGGAGCGCCCTGGCAGCCTTCTCCTTCTTGTTTTTAAGTGCTGCGTAGAAGAATGGGGTGTTTTCCAGCATCTTGTCAGCCATCTTCTGCACTGGCTTACTACGCACTGCAGCACCACCTACAGGGAGTGCTGCGTTCACTACTGCGCCAGTCGCCACGTTGGATGTTCTGGACTCACCGGGCGCTGTTGGTGTAATGGCACCATACCCACCACCAATGGCACCTTCCCCAAGGATCGCAGCCAGTAATTTCGTGTACTTCGGTGCTGCCTTAACGACACTGGTAACGCCTGCACCAGGTACTGCAGCAGTGGCAGCATCCACACCTAAAACACCGAGCCCACCCACAGGGTCATCGGAGATATATTTGTTCTGCGCACGTGCAACCCTCTCCTCCTCTTGGAGCTGGGCAGACTTCACAGGGTCAGATTCCACTATCTGCTTTAATGCACGCCACTTACCACTCAGGTCTGCACCTATCGCAGCGCCCATGCGCTCTGGGATGGATCGCTCCTCCTGCTGTTGTTTCAGCGCAAGGTCTACGTCCCTACGTTTTATATACGCAGGGTCATCCCCGGAGGACTTGGAGTTGAATGCAGCCCCCTCTACCTCAAGTTGGCGAGTGTGGTAGGCGCGTTGTGCAGCTTCCAGTGCGGCCTTGTCGCCGGACTCGTAGGCGGCACGTAAATTATCCTCAGCCTCCTGCATGGTAGGGGCTGGGTCAGGAGGTAAGTTAGCAGCTTCTACGTTTGTACGAGCCACCTTAATTTTACGCGCAATTGCCCGTGCAGCCTCCGCGTCACCCGCAGCGTCTGCACGTTTTAATGCTTCCAGTAGCTGCTTCTCGGTTGCCATACTTACTCCATAAGGTATTTATTTATCAGCGCGTCATCCTCGGAGTCTACCGCGTCTTCCTCCGCTGGAGTCCCATACTGCCCGGTCTCCATTTTACGGTTTATAAGTTTTAACTGCTCAAGGTAGTTGGTCATGTTCTCACGGCTATCCCCTGCAGTTGCCTGCAGTGACTGCGCCAGCGCAATATCTGAGTTAGATGCTGGGTACAACTGTTTCACAGTATCGAACGACATTGCCGCAGACATACGGTCCACTTCCGCAGCCAGCGGGGACTTCTTGGACTTCGCGTACTGCGCCAGTATCGCGCCACCAATACCTGGGTTATCCCCACCACCAGCTTTCATAGCTGCAGGGATAAACACTTGCTGGTCACGTGAGAATAGTTGCTCATCAGATGCTGGGTCGGCTAGTATTTGTCCAAGCCGAGTCTCGTAATCTTTCCACTTCTTGAGTGACTCTACCGGGTCAACTGCGCCCTTACCACGTGCACCGGCTTTTGGCTTAACTGCAGCCTGTTCTGCGGCTGCAATCTCCTCATCGGTGAAAGTACCTGGTTTTACCTTATTAAGCGCACGCATACCGGCTGCGGTGCGACCATACATCACTATGTCTTTGTTGGAGACTTCATTTTTTGAGCCACCGCCACCACTGCCGCCCGTAGCACGTGGTCTATTAGCCTCACGTTCTGCGGCTGCAATCTCCTCATCTGAGAATGTGCCAGGGCGTACTTTATTAAGTGCACGCATACCCGCAGCATCACGCCCGTACTGCACAATCTGCGAGTCTCCAAGCCCTGAGCTCTTGGGGGAGATCAGTTTAAGCACATCCGGGTCAACCCCCGCGTCACTCAACGCCACCATTTTAGAGGGTGATAGGTCACCTGAGCTTATAGCGTCCTGTACTGCGGCTCTCCGCGCACCCTGCGCTTCGGCCTCGGCTGCAGAAGCCTCTTGATCAAGTTTATTATTCCGATACTCGTCCATAGCATCATTAAAGATACCAGCATAGTTGACGCGAGTAATAGGAACCCGCCCAGTATCAGCAGATATAACTGTGTCTGCTGGGCGATACCTACGCATCCGCGAATCCAGCCGATTCCGTAAAACCTGCGCGAGGCGACCTTTATCCTGTGCAACGCCGATATAATCATCCATACTCACACCGCGTACATGTTTTTGGGTATTGTAGCACGAACACCCCTTGTAGGGTCGGTAGGGTACATGCTCGTAGGAACCTGCGCACGCACACCCCTTGTAGGAGTGGTTGGGTACATGTTTGTAGGAATAGCTGTGCCGCGTAATGCCTGTACGTATTTATTCATAATACCCCCTATCAGGTAAACCAGTCGCCCATCATCCCAGAGCTTGCATTGTAATTCGGATTTGTATTCGGATTTGCTGGCCTAGAATAGTAATCAGATGCAGCTTTTGTAACACCCTTGAACGCCTCACCCCAAGCCGCGTTACTCGCATTCTTGTTGGCCTGCGCACGATCCTGCGCAGAGTTGTATGCACTCATAATATCAGGGGCTCCAGCATTTCCGCTAGTAACACCAGAACTAGGATAGCGCCCATAAGTGCCCTGGTTCAATCCACCAAACCCCAGAGCACGGCTGAGTGGCATTCCATACTTCTCAAGAGCCTGCCCATAATTCTGATTTTGCAGTGTTGCGCGGGTCGCAGTATTCGCTCTACGCTCCTGCCCAGACGCAAGCCACGCATCAAGACTAGCCTTGGTGCTAACATCTCCCTGGCTGGTCATCAGATTTTTCATGGCGCGATCATACGCAGCCGTGCCGGGCTGCAATCCTTGTTGACGCAGGCGAGTGTTGAACTTCTCCATGTCTGACTTTTGCTGGTCGGCAACACCAAACATTGCGCGTTCACGGAACTTATCCGCATACTCCTGTGCGCTACCATCATCCTCCCACTGCACCTGCTCAGGGGCTACAAAATCACCCTGCGCAGCGGCCTTAGCAGCCTGCTCCTGCTGCGCCTTCATCGCAGCATCCTGAGTCGCTTTCATCTCAGGGCGTAGTGTCTCTGTAACCTCCCAGCGAGCAGGTACCGCAGGTGCAGCCTCACGTGCTGGGCGAATCAGATTACCATTGCGGTCATACTTTGCAGGGCGTGCTTTGACTGCTGGAGTGCCCTTTATAAACCGGCGCTCTACCTTGCCCTGGTTTGAGATCAGGTCAGGATTGTTAAACTTGTTCTGTTTATCTATCGCCTCCTGCTCAAGTTTCGCTTGGTAGATAGCGGCACCGACATCACCGCCACCGCCACCGCCACCGCCACCCATAGCACCCCCGAGTATGGAGCCTGCTGCACCTATTGCCGGACCAATCCAAGACATTATAAATCCTCCTGTACCATAACTTCACGCCGGACTTGCAGCATTTCCAGTGCAATATCCCGACACTCAACAATACTTAACGCGCGGTGCTCCTTAGTGCCAGCGCCGGGATGGTGCTGGAACGACACAATCGACGCAAAATACATGTCAAACGCCACCTGCTCACTAGGTAAAATCATATTGCACCACCAACCTCAAAAGATAACTCGTATGCGACAAAGCTCGTAGGTACTACGGTTGTCAATTCTACTCGCACAGCGGCACAAAAACCCAACCCAACCACTGTGCTCCACATTCTGTATATGGTCGTAGTATCGCCCCAAATACCCTCATCCCACACTGCGCTATCCCAGTCAGAGGTGTCCTGTGGGGATAGTACAGGGGTGTTAAACGTGGCGGTGTCGCCCACATTAAAATCCAGTGCCAATGATACACGAACCGTCGGCTCAAGACTCGCCTGTATTATGGGGCGTACCAGCTTGTAATGCTTTAATGTTGTCAAATCCCCGAAATAGGAGAATGCAGTCAGGAAGCCACTAAGAATTGGTGAGCCACCTGTACCGTCGTAATTTACGTTATCTCGCGCAGGGTCTCGTAAGTTGTGGGCGAAAACCTTACCGTCTACGGTTCCGAAGTAAGGTACGCCACCAAACACACCAATACAATTAGCAGAAAGATCGTATTCACCCCACGCCCCCGTCATAACATTCATAACATACTGCCTAGCGGGGCGGTCAGGACTTGCTGGCATTACCACCACTACCGCCTGTAGTAATGGGATGTTATGTATCTCCCAGTTAGGGATAAAATTACCAGAGTTGACAATGCGGGACAATGTTTTACTGATGTTTCGAGTCAGTGTGCTCTCATAGAGCGACTCACTGGCAACCCCGGACACAATCTTGGATATAGGGATAATCCCTGCCTTACATAATAGCAGACAGTCACCACCAAGGTCTGTGTACGCGACCTTGCCCACAGGCACAGATACAAAAAACACAGACACCAGACTGAAGGTGTCCACATTCTCAGGGTCAGTGCCTTGGTAAATAGCTATCTCACCTGCGCTGCTCCGCACAATCAAATTATCATCCATGCCCGAACCAGAATCATACGACCATGTTGCCAGCTCGTACAGGTACCCGCCGTGCCCAAAAACCCCGCCAAATAAAAACTCGGTTGCTGGGCCTGCTACAGAATCCGTCTCCAGGTACCATGCGCTCATGGTATTTTTCTGTACAAACCACAAACGACCCTTGAACGCAATTACGTCAATAAACGTCGTAGGGTCTACACCCTGTATCTCACCTATAGGGGGTGTCTGTGAGGGGGATCCGGTCTGGGTAAAACTCACCCACGCAGATCCGTCGTAAATAGCTGCCGGGTCTGTGCCGTTGACGACAATGAGGTAGTTACCACCTGTATTGGCGAACTGTGAGGTAGTTACAACCCCGTTCGTCAGTGGATGTACCAGCACAGGTGACGTGTACACCCCATTGACCTCACTGGGCTGTGAAATATCAAAAATACCGGCGCGAGTGGACGCAAAAAACTGCTGGCTACCATCTACCGCATTATAGGTAAACAGCCGCTTTACAGGCACGGCATTACCAGACCCATCCACAATACCGTGCGCCCATTTACGGGTGCCGGGGCGTGTCTGCATTGCGCCGTTACCGGGGAACATGTTGTAGGAGCTTATTGCATACCCCTCTGGCATGTTTGGTAACGGGTCAGTATCATTTATGCCGCGTGTAGGTGCTCCAGTACTTGTAATCTGGCATACTTTACGCTGCGCACCCCTAGCTAAAATGGTCATACATTCCAGTTCCCATCCAGAATGTTGCCCCAACCTATCAGGGTGGTGTCATACCCACCTGCCAAGTTAATTACAGGTGCGCCCTGTGAGGTTGCCTTCTCATTTTGAAGCAAGAAGTCAAACTCCCGCTGTAGAACAGTGGTGTCGAACCCCTTAGCAGCCCAAAACTTCAACTTTAACCCTGCAATCATCAGACGTTTATCAAAAATAACAATCCAATTTGGTGCAGGCACAGTATCCCGTAGATCATAAAAGTCGTCGGGGTTAGCTACCCAACCCTTAATGATGTAGTACAGTGCGAACTCCACACCCGCACCGGGCGTTGGGAACACCTCATACGAATCAGCGGAGATCCGGTACTGGAACAGTATTCCTGCACTAACAATTCCGTACTGATCCCACGACCATGTTTGCGGAGATACGGGGCCTATAAGCGGTCTATTATCCGATACGGACCACTGTGTTTGATTCACCTGCCTTCCGAAGTCTGTGGGTAATGAGAACCTTGTGGATACCCCATCCCCCCAAAACGTCATGGTGCGCTGTGCAACCTGCCAGTCATGCGTCCGCATAAGCTCTTGCCCAAGTGCGTTGAGCAATCCTACCATCTGGTACCCAGTCGCGTCATTCGCTGCGGCATTGAGGTTTACAACCCCCATGCCCAGCTCCTGTAATGCGCTGTTGATTATCTCACTTGCGGTTGCGTATGCGGGCATAAACTCTCCTAAAATCCAGCCAAGAGGTGCAGTCGTGGCTGGCTGGGCAATAACACCCCAAAACCTACTTCTTCGCCTTGGTTAAACTAGCTTCCAGGGCTGCTAATCTAGCCTTCAACTCCTCATTTTCTTTGTGTAATGCCTCAAATGGAGCTGCGTCGGATGCTTTTTTAATCCATTCTGCAGCGCGTCGTTTAAGGTCATACGTACCTGGAATGCGTGTGCATACTTGGTCATTGATGTCTGCTAACTGCTCGACGGTACGTACACGCATGTACATCAATTCTTCACGTTGAGAAGCCGTAACCCACGGAATCTCAGTAAGTGGGGTGCCGCAAAGCTGGTCCAGGTCACCCTGTTTGAACAATTCATACTGGCGGCTAAACCGGCGCTTATCTGGATCTTCCACAGGGCGGCGCACTATGTTGGTTGAGCACCCCGCTACAACAATCTCGACAAACTCAACATCATCAAAAATCGGCCTACCTGCCTCGGCAGTCTTGGCATCATTTTGTACCGGGTGGATATAGAATCGAACATACAGACCCTTAGTGTCATCTATGTTCTCGAAATCCCTAATATCATAATCAACTGCTTCTCTCATACATGCACCTCTTAGTTAGTGGTTCGGCTCGTCTCTTTGTGGGATGAGCTCGTTGTTGTAGCTGACTGGCTACGCTGGACATTTACCTGCCCAGACTCCCCAGCAGCAATGGTACTCCCTTCGCTATTCGTCGCCGACACCGTAGCGGTGCAGTCGATAAAGCACAAGGGGAGTGGATTCCCTGTAATTAGTGATCTTGGATCGTCGCATGGATCATCTACGGGCTGGCACCCTGCGAGAACAAAGATTATCAGGAGGGCGATTAGAACCCCCCGACAATACATGTGCAACTCGCAGCGACCAAACATTACGCGACGGCTGCGGATGCTGCAGTGGCAGACCCAAACACCGACTCACCAGTTACAATCGAGCGGTTGGAACGGTTTACAAAGCCAGTCTCTACAACCGCGCCTACTGCAACTGTGCCGGATGCTGTAACCGTCTTCTCTGCAAAGCCAGTATACACTGGGCCAACACCCGCATCACGTGCACCACCATTACCCATGTTAAGCAGCGGCTGTGCATTGTATGGGACAGTTGGCGCGATACCGTTGTCGTTCGCGGTAGACTTACCACCACCAATACAGGTCAGTATTGACGTAGTGGCAGCAGTTCCGTCTGGTAGAGTTACGCCTGGCGTGTAGTCATCGTTAAACCCTGCAGCCTTGATTGTAGCCGGTGCAGTTGGATCAAAAATCGGAGTGGTGCCGAACCCTATACCAGTGTTCAGCGCACCAGTAGACAGGTTAGTAGGGGCATTCGTCCAAGTGTATTGGTACGTAGGTGATGTGCCGTATGACGCAATTACACGTGCATCAAAGGGTGAGTTCTGCGGTCCTGAGAAGGGTGAGTAGTTCACTGCCGCACCTGATGCAGGTACGTCTACGTTAGCTATGGACTGTGCTGGTGCTTTTGCGTTTATCGCTGGCATAATTTACCCCTAAGGTGCTGGATATTGTGTATCGGTGTTGTAGCCTGCTAGTAACATTGTATTCTCGGTACCAAACCCCGCAACATTACCATCAAACACTGTAGCCGTTTGTATATTCGTAAATGTGATGTCGGCGAAAGTAACCGTGCCCCCGGCGACAATATCCCCAAACCCTGGTAAATCAGTCGTTTTGTGTTGTGGGATATAGTACTTTGTCGGGTCATCATTAAATGCAGCATCCCGGGATTGCCCGCCACCAAAAACACCCAACATCGGCTGGTACATATCAAAGTTACTCTCCCAAGGGAACGTACCACTCCACCCAGTAACAGGGTCAGTCTTGCTACACCCACCACCAATAAAGCTCATGCAGGAGCCTGGGGTAATCCTGTTATTTGGGTCATTGGTGTACACCTGCCCAAGCGTATATATGTCAGTTATTGCAGGCTGGTCCTCCGGGATATTAACCGGATCGCCGCGCACAATAGACATCTGATGCGCCAGCGTAATAGCACGATCATTCGGGCTCTTATAGAATATCCCAGACGCACCAAACCCAATGCCCGTACTGACAGCGCCCTGCGCCAAGTCATCTGGATTGTCGATGTACAACTTGTTGGTTGTGTCATTAGGTAATTGCAGCGGGTTGAACGCCGGATTCGCTTTTTTGGCGATCAAATGCGCATTTTTTGCCCCTGTCAATGTGCAGGCAATAACTGGAGCAGCACTAGCGCCGTCAGTATATGGCGTTACCGCGTAACTAGGGGTGGTACTTAACGGCATATTTTGTACTGTCATGTCTACTCCATAAAAATAAGTGGGCCATCCGTGGCCCTAGTTAACTCAGGTATATCCAGCAATACGGCCTTGGAACTGTGCACCAGAACAAGTCAGCGCACCAGCCCAAGCCAGGATCTGAACTTCGGCATCCTGGTTGATAGAGTAGCGTTTGTTTGGTGACAGGCTCACGAAGTTACGTGCGCTGTGTGGGCGGTAGTGCAGATACTTGGTGTTCAACATGAACGCAGTACCTGATGGGCAGAAGCCACCGATACCACCATCCAACACAACATCAGCATCCATGAACTTGACTGATGGGAAGCCCAGTGTTGCAGAGCCGCTATCAGTGAAGCGTTGTTGTGCTTGCAAAGAAGCCATGTAACGCTGCCATGCCACAGAGTCAACCATGATCAAGTCAGGGCGATCCATACCACGCTGCAGAGAAGCCCACATAGCATTCCAGTCAGCCTGGATAGTATCGTTAGTGCCTGAACCGTTGTACTTGGAGCGCCAGAATGTCCATGTAGCACGGTCAATGCCGCCGTAGGTGCCTGTGTCTGGTGCAGTTGGTACTGCAGCATTTAGACCTACGATAGACTTACCGCCGTAAGCAGTACCATCAGAGTACAAGCCGCCAGTGATAAGGTTCTGCATTGTGCTCTCTGCAACGTCGATACGGGCAGACAACAAGTCGATCATCTGCTCAGGGCCAGCGTTCTGCAACAGCTCAAGGCCAGAAATGATAACCGGGCACGCAGCTTGTTTAATGTCGAACTGAGAAGCCGAGATTACATCCTGCGCGGCTACCGGCAACAGATCGTAACCAGAGTAGAAGCCGGCGTTGGCGTTTTCTGCGAAAGAGAGCTCTTCATAGATCAAACGACCACCAGAAAATGGGCGTGAACGACCACGTTCTTGCAGACGAGTCAACAATGCGTTGTTTTTTGTCCTTCTGTTTACGTCCCGGCTCTTTATCCGGGCACCTACAAGTTCGACCTTGTAGAGCAGACTATCTCATCGTCAGTTTCTGCGCTTGCTTGGTGGCGCTAATCTTAGCCCCGTGGCCTTTCGGCTTACCTAGCTGCGCCAATCTACGCTTCTCATTACTCTCAGCAGATGGGTGATACCCATTAGCCTTGCGAGTAGCTGCGGCTTTCTTCCCGTGACCTGGAGGTGGTTGAAAAGAGATCACAGCCTCATTCAACAACAAGCCAAGCCCCTCGTAGTGCTTCATCCACTTGAGTTCACACTCTCGCTTATGAATCACCGAAACATCTTCTGCTAGCACCTCCAGGGGTTTCATCTGGAAGGTGTCGGCATGAGAGTTCCAAGCCACTTGCAACTTTGTACCATGACGTCCGGCCTTCAATAAGCAGCGGTGTTCTCGCATCCGCTTCCCAATCCTGCCTTTCGTGCAACCTATATACACTTCACTGGTTGCTGTACAAAATAATCCGTAAATTGTCACCATTTCGGGGTCCCCCTCACTTGGTTGATACTAACGCCCCGCGCTCGTGGATATTGGGTTCCCCCTCTATCTAGTCGTTACACCTTCCAGCACCCTTGGGTATCCTTGCTGGCTTGGCTCGGTATTGGCAGATCCTGCTTTTTACCGACTTCACGGGGTTTTATAACGTCTACAATTAAACGTTGTCAGCAATTTTCTTGCTGCGCTTTTCAATGGTAGTAGCGATAATATCGCTAACTGAGGCGTTTGCGAATGCCATGTTTAAGTCCTCCAGTGGACAATGGGGTAAAAGGTTTCAGTACCTTCACTAGCTGGAGGGGTTTCCTCATCAAACGTGGGTAGCACGCCTTTTGTCGGAAGGCTATTGTGTAATATACCTATATCCGCGAGGGTGTCAACTACTTTTATTGAACTCTGCCCGACTTAGTTGGAAGTGCGTACCATCCGGCACGCTCCACTCCCCGCCCCAGTCAAATCCCGCCTTCTTGAAGCAGTCAACTACAGACTTTGGCATTGTGGGCGTGTGTCCCATGCGGTTCCATGCAGCATTTATATCTACCGCGACACCCCATGAGTGTAGACTCGGGGTTACGCCATTACGCTTGTATCGAATGTTAAAGCACCCGTCAAACGTCTTTATGCTGGACACCGCGCCGGTATCTATCAGTAGCCTAAAGGCATCATACTCTCCCGCTTGATCGATTAAACGCCTTACGCAGTGTATCTGCGATACTATCCTCAGTGTCATCATCTACCGACACATCCAATACGCCGCTGGACTTTACACTGCCTTTTGCAGCCTGCAACTGTCGGGCAGCTACTTTATCCTCTTTCTGCGGATTCGTCCTGGATACCAATATGTCTCGTATCTCAGGGTTTGACCAGACTGCCATCTCATACGCGGTTTGTAGATCAGGTGCTACCCCCTTCTCTATTAAATCAGCCATCGCCTCTCGCACATCCGTAAAAAACTCGGCTGCAGCACCAAACTGCTCAACCTCAGCATTGACAACAGTAAGCTCCTGCTGCTCCCGCCATGCACGAATCTCGGCAAGCTCCGTGCGGATCTCGTCAGGGATTGCAGGCTGTACAGGTTTTAGTACCTCTGCGCCAAAGGTGTTATTGACCATATCCCGCAGGGGGATACCAAACTGGTCAGCCATGCTTAACAGCGTATCGAACTTGGTGGGCATATCAGCGGTGCGTAATGTCTTCTCAGCCTCCAAGAGCATCCCCACGTGATCCACGGGGTTAATGCCCAGGCTAACCACCTCATCAAAATATGGATGTAGATTATCCATCAGCGCCTTAGCGGGTGCGTAGGTGGTGTGTAGTTTACTCGCGCCGGTTGCCGCATTCTCCTCCCTGCGGATAATCTCTTTCTGCAGATGCTCAGGGATCAACCCCCAGTCTTCACGCGCTTTTGGTGTCCATGACGAGGGTGGGCGTTTATGGTCCCATGTCATCGGGGCAGCGTCATCATCCTTCTTAGGCTCTGCTGTCTCCTCTTTCGTAGGCTCTACCAACTCCTCTTTTACAGGTTCTACCGGCTCCTCTTTCACAGACTCTACCAGTTTACCTGTCTCTGTACGGGAGCTGATGATTTTCACACCCTCCAGCGGCACATCCTCACTGGGGTCGGCATCCAGCACTACGCCGGTATGCTCAGTAAATGCCTCTTTCATGTCCTCATACGTTGTGTTTTCAGTCTTCATAGCGCACCTCTGGTTTATATCCGTCACGGACTTGTATTGCAGCCTCCATAAGATCAGAGGCTACTTCTTTTTTAGTATCTACTTTCACAGGCTCTTTTTTGAATGTCCCGGCCTTAACTTGTTCGTCGGTATACCCGTCTGCCATACAAACGACGTTATTCCGCTTGTTGTGCTCCAGCATATCCTTGTGGTTGGCTATAATCGTACCATCCACGGTGGATTTGAAGGGCTCAAACTTACCCCGCATAAAACCATGTGGTACGGAGAATACCTTCTTAGCCATTTTAACACCGCACTCTGGGCAGTCCGGGGTATCAAGACACTCTGCCACACCCCGCAGGTATTCTGCCCTGACCTGGCACTCAGGGCACTGCGCTTCATAAACTGGAATACCCCACCCCCTGCGAAACCGCAAAATCACCATGCATTATTTTCAATCCTCCGCAGCGTCTTCCTTGGCATCTACCGCGATCTCAGTCTCGGCTACCTTACCTGCAAGTGCTATCTGCAGCTTCTCCTCGGCAAATCGTAACTGCATCTGCAGCAATGCCTCCTTATGTGTACGCTCAAGCTCCTGCATTTCCTGCTCGGCACGCGCCTTCTGCGCTTGTAGCAGTGCCTCACCCTCTATCTTACGCCGCTGCACCTCCGCATCCAGGTCTGCTTGCTGCTTCTCAAGCAACATGCGCTGCGCGGACTCCTCACGCTGTAACTCAGCCTCCAGTTGCATCTTCTCGTACTCCCGCTGAGACTCCTCCTGTGCGGCCTGTGCCTGCATCGCGAACTCACGCTCCTGCATCTGCATGTCGGCCTGTGCTTTTATCACCTCGGGCGGTGGTGGGGGTGGCTGTGGGTTCGCCTTGGCCTCTGCCTGCTTCCGCAACATACTATCCAGCTCTTTATCAATAGCACCCTCGATCTCTGCAGCGCCACGATACCCTGCGATAGTGAATTTGAGCATAGTCAGCAACAATGGGGCGATGTCAGGGTTAGTCTGCACCGTCGGGAGCATAGACTGCATGTACTGACTAATGTACCCGATCAACTCCATGCGCTGCCCTTTCTCCAGCGCCCAGTCGGACTGTGTGAGACTGTCAGCCTGTATCGTCACGTTGTACTGCGCTAACAGGTCGTTACGCAGCATCTCGACTGCGGCAGGTGCGTACTCTATGTCGTGTGGGTCCAGATTGCCCACGATAGCCTGCAGCCTCTGGGTGCTGTACAACTGCACCACCATCTCACCCATGATATTGAGTATTCCGGTAACAAACTCTGCGACATCCCGCTGATAACCGCCCATACGGACACTGGCAAACTGCGCCTTGATCTGCTGCGCTGCGGCTGTCTCATACTGATTACTACCACCCCGAATAATGTCTGCCATGCCGGAGACTTCAAACAGGATGCTTTTAACCGCCTCGTACTGCGCCTGTAACTGCTGGAGCACCGTCGCCACTTGCTCTATGGGGTACCACTGAATCGCGCCAGTAGCGCCACCCTTCTCCATGAACATCGCCCAGTTCTCCACCGGGATCAACTTATTCTCCTGCCCCTCCAGCATCCTGCCAATCTCGGGGCTGGATGCGTCATACAGGCCCGAGACTTTTATCGCAGTGATGATCATAGCAATACGGGCGTACAACACATCCAACTGGTTATATTGGTCCTGTGAAATGTGGTAGTCCGTGACCGGCAGGAACGCGGTAGTGTTCGCGTTAGCAATCAGCGGCTCGGGGCATGGGAAAAAGTCCTTGAGTTTGTACGGGTCATCTTTTACCTCAAGCGGCTCCTGCGCCCCGACGGACACCCAGAACACCTTGCGCGACTTCTTGTCCCAGATCTCATATACGAGGAATGTATTATCCGTGATCTGCTTAGGTGTCAGATTCGACTGTGAGTTTTTAGTAGCCTGCACTTGCGTCAGCGCAGCCTCACCCCACCTGGCAACAATCTCCTGCTTGGTCAGGTTCAGCTTACGCCCCACCCACGGCACACTGCGCCAGTCACGCGCTGGGCCGTAGATAAAATCCTCCCAGTACACCCGCTCTATGAATATCTGCTCGGTACCTGCCAGCGGCTCACCCTGCTCGGTAGTCTCGATGTCAAACCGTATCCAGACCTGCCCGATTCCAGGAACCAACCTGTCCAGTATCGCCCCACGTACTGCGGACTTGAAGTCATCAGCACACTGGATCTCATAATCCAACCCGCGCTGCATGATGATAGACCCCACACGCGCTACGTCATTATCAACGTCACCCTTATGCAGTCTGGATACGTCGGCACGTGGGAGACTGTTGAACAGAGACTCCTTGAGCGTGTTGACGTTGGAGTAGAAAATGTTGGCGCGTTTGATGTTAGAGTCGCCGCCCAGCCCACCATCCCGCTTGTCCGCGTAACGCTCATAGACACGTTGCCCATGCTGCCATGCGGCCTCCAGGAACTTCTCAGCCTTCTGTATTCTCTTGTCCCAGATTGTCATATCCTAGTCGTCCTCATACGTTTCTCCCGTTCTTCGAACAGGGAAAATAGGTTCATGTGCGCATTAACCGGCGCAGACTGCGCTACCCTACCACGATTACCTGTGTTCAGCACGGATTTTGTGGTGGCAAGTGCCATCATCCTCGCAGCATCTGCTGGATTGCTGCAGTTGTGAACAATGGCACCATTCGCCAGCGAGAAGTGCGCCGCGTCAGGTACTGTCAGGCACCAAACGTCCTGCGTCTCGTCTAGCTTTCTGACGTGCGTTATGGACAACACTTTTGCAGTAGTCGCTGCAGTATTTATGCTGGTGCCCGTTCTTGCGAAGAATTGCGCTAAAAGTCTTACCGCACGCCCCACAAGCCCTATCCTCTCGCTTCCAGACAAGCCATGTTTTACTACGCTCTGCCTGTCGCTTATGCCACAGCCTGCCAGCCTCCGACCCGTGCCACTCTGCAGCCTTAGACCTGGCGTGGACGCTGAAGTGCTCCCCCCGACCCCCTTTAGTATCTCTCCAAGTCTGCTCCATATGGAGCTTCGCTGGGATGCACTCAAGGTTCTCGAGCTGATTATTGGCTGCGTTGGAGTCCCGATGGTGGATGTGGCAACCTGTGGGGATAGCCCCGAAAGCAGACTGCCACACGTCCCGATGCAGGAGCTTAGTAGCCGCGAAATAGGGTGTTTTACTGCGTCTACGG